ACTTTAAATCATGTAGCTATTTTTCTTGGAGATATGGTTTTACATCATTTAGCAGATAGACTATCTTGTAGAGAGCCTTACTCTGAATGGTTGTTAAAATGTACTGGTAAGAGGTATCGCTATGCTCAAAAAGGTTAGACTATACGGTGAACTAGCTGACTTTGTAGGTCATAAAGAATTAGATGCTGTGATTAATAATACTGCTGATGCAGTAAGGTTTTTAGTAACTAATTTTGATGGGTTACACGCTCATATGGCGACTAGAACTTATAAAATACTTGTTGATGATTATGAAGTTGGAGAAGATGAAATACAAAACCCTATAGGAAGTGGAGGTGTAAGTATAGTTCCTGTTATAAGTGGTTCTGGTGATTTTGGAAAAATTATTTTAGGAGGTGCATTACTAGCATTGTCTTTTGGTGCGTTTGGAGCGTTTGGTTCAGGAGCATTAACATTTGGTAAAGGTTTTGGAGCTAGTTTTGCTGGTGCTGCTTTTGGAGCCAAAGCTGCTTTTGGTATTGGTGCAGCATTAGTTTTAAGCGGAGTATCAGATCTTCTGTTTCCTTTACCGACTATGCCTGACTTTTCAAATGAAGAAGACCCACGAATATCATTTAGTTTTTCAGGAGTACAAAATACTGATAGGGCTGGAACCAGTATTCCCCTATGTTATGGAGAAATAGTAACTGGATCTGTAGTTATATCAGCAGGAATTGATACGCAACAAATTGTAGCAGGAGCAGCATAGTGAATAAATTTATAAGAGGTTCTAAAGGTGGAAGTAGGAGTAGAGAACCTGTAAGAGCCGAAGATACTCTTGATAGTAAAGAGTTTGCTACGATCCAAGATTTGTTATCGGAGGGCGAGATTGAGGGATGGGCTACTCCTTCTAAGAAAGGAATTACTCGTAATAATCCTAATTACGCTAAAGCTTGTTTAGCTGATATTTTTTTAGATGACACTGCTGTTATAAATGTTAGTCCAGATGATCCTCAATTTACTACCAAAATAGGTGCGTTAACTGCAAGCGATTATAGTTTTCAGGATGTTACTTTTATTCCTAAATTTGGAGAAAGTAACCAAAAACCTGTACCCAATTTAGCAAACGCTACTTTAAATAAATTATCAAATACAATTCTTACAAATTCAGCCGTAGTAACTACAAGTGTACCTGTTGATACTCCTAATCTTACGGTAGGAAAACACGCAGTTGAAGTAACAGTCCAGTTTCAAGCATTGCAAAAATTTGAAACTAATGGAGATATTTTAGGAACCGAAGTTAATTATCAAATTCAGTTGCAGACTAATAATGGTCCATTTCAAACTTTAATTGATGAAACTATAAAAGGTAGAAGTAAAGACTCTTACTCTAGAGAACACGTTATTAATTTACCTAACGCTATTTTTGGTTCGATAAATTATACACAAGCAAAAATCAAAGTAGTTAGAGTCACTGCTGACAGTAATGTAGACGAAATTCAAGATGTTTTTATAGTCTCAAGAGTTGAAGAAATTGTATATACACCACAAGCATATCCTGATTGTGCTTATTCAACTTTAAGAGTTAGTGCAGAGCAATTTAGAACCGTACCAAAACGGGCATTTCGCATTAGAGGAATTAAGGTAAACATACCAGGAGCAGGTGCTAATGGCACAGACGCACCAACTGTTGACCCTGCAACAGGGCGTATTGTGTATGACGAAAATTATATTTTCAATGGAACGATGGGTGCTGCTGTATGGACAACTTGCCCTGCAATGATATTACTTGATCTTCTTACAAACCAAAGATATGGGTTAGGTGTTCATATATCCCCAGATCAATCAACTATTGCTAAAAAATACGAAAATATTGATCTATTCAGCTATGTTCAAGCTTCTATATATGCTAATGAAGAAATCACTTTACTTGATAACACAAAAGAAGCTAGGTTTGCTTGCAATGTATGTATTCAAGGAACAGCAGATGCTTATACAGCTATAAATGAATTATCTGGAATTATGAGAGCCTTTCCTATATGGCAAACTGGTTCGATTACAATTACTCAGGATAGACCATTAGATTCAGTTTATTTATTTAGTCTGGCAAATGTAGGTGAAGGTGGATTTTCATATCAAGGTAGTAGTTTAAAGCAACGTCATTCTGTTATTTCAGTAGGCTATTTCAATATGGATAGCAGGGAAATAGACTATGAAGTTTTTGAAGATACTGCTGCTATAAACAAATTTGGAATTGTAAAGAAAACAATAAAAGCTTTTGGCTGTACATCAAGATCACAGGCAATGAGATTAGCGAAAGCAGTACTTTTTAGTGAACAACAGGAATCAGAAATGGTTAGTTTCACGACTTCTATTGATGCAGGAATAGTAGTAAGACCTGGAAATATTATTTCAATAAGTGATCCAGTTCGCAGTGTCGAAAGAAGATCGGGAAGAATCAAAACCGCTACAACCACTGCTATTACTGTTGATAATAGTCAAGATTTAGCTACATATACAGGCATAGAAAAAACATTAAGTGTAATTCTGCCAGATGGAAAAATGGAAACTAAAGATGTAGTTTTAGGTACAGGCGGTATAACAAATAATCACACTGTTATTAATGTAAGCAGTGCCTTTTCTCAAGCTCCAAGTCCAAATTCAATATGGATGCTATCTAGCAAACCTACAACAGGAGAAAGTGGTGTACAACCTCAAACATTTCGGGTCATAACAGTTGAAGAGCAAGATGGTGTTAATTATGCAATAACAGCTTTAACTTATGTTCCAGGAAAATATGACAATATCGAAAAAGGAGATGCGTTACCAGAAAGGTTCTTATCTCTACTTAATCAGCCAAGAAATCCTCCATCTAACTTATCTGCTGAAGAAGTCATAGTTACTGAAAATAATCTTGCAATAGTAAAACTAATTTTATCTTGGAGTTCTGTATCTGGTGTTAATCAGTATCAAGTGCAGTATAGATTTAACAATACCAACTGGATAGTTGAAGATGTATTTAGACCTGACTTTGAGATAAAAAATACTGCTGTTGGAACTTATGAATTTAAAGTGTTTTCATATAATTCTGCATTAAAGTTATCAGATTCATTTTCTTTTCTATCTTTTCAGACTGCTGGTAAAACTGCTCCTCCTAGTGACGTACAAAACCTAACAATAGAACCAGTTACAAATAAATTAGTAAGACTTAGATGGAGTCCTGCTACTGACCCTGATGTTATACATGGAGGTAAGGTCTATGTAAGGCACTCTAGTAGGGAAGACGGTTCTGGCACGTTCCAAAACTCTGTTGATTTAATTGAAGCATTAGCTGGTAATACAACTGATGCAGTAGTTCCAGCTTTAGATGGAGAGTATATTCTAAAGTTTCGAGATGACCAGGGTAATTTTAGTCAGGGTGAGACTTCTATAATTTTAGATTTACCTGATTTAATTGATGCTCAACAAATAATAGCTGATAGAGAAGATATTGGAGATGCTAGTGCTCCTGCTTTTTCTGGTGATGTAAAAAATGTTTCTGTTGTAGCTGATGCTTTACAGTTAACAAATCCAGCAGCCGTAAAAACAGGAACTTACAGTCAATCTGGCACGACTATAACTGTTACAAGTTCATCTCATGGTATAGAAGTGGGTGAGATATTGAAATTTAATTTTATTGGCGGTAAAGCTGTAACTGGAGAGTATACTATTGTTTCTGTTCCTAATCAGAATACTTTAACTGTTACTTCATCTAGTGCTAATACTACAAGTGGCAATGTATCTATAGATAGAGGTTTAAGAGGAACTTATGACTTTGCCACAGTATTAGATTGCGAAGCTATTTTTTCACTTAACTTAAAAAGACTCATATCAGTTGTTGGTTTTGCTGAAGGTGGACAAACTATAACTGCTACCTATGTAAGAACCACAGCTACTATTTCTGGTCAAAGTCAGACTGTCATAGAAATAACAAAAGCTAGTCATGGGATAACTGTTGGAGAGTATATTAATTTTGCTGCTTTAACTGGAGGTGCGACTAACGGTGTATTTGAAGTTATAGCTGTTACTACTAACACTTTTCAATTTTTAGCTACTGGAAGTGCTATATCATCTTCTAATTGCACTTATGCTTTTATTAATACAATAGATCAACTTATACCTGCTGGTAGTCTTTGGGATGATTATGCTCCTAACGGAAATTTTGATGGTCCTGAGATTAATGATACAAATGCTTCAATAAGCGTTTCTACAACAAATGATGATCCATCTTCTAATACTGCTGTATTTACACCTTTTAATGCTTTTGCAAATGGAACTTACAAAGCTAGAGGTTTTAAATTTAGAGTAACTTTAACTTCAGAAGACCCTGCACATAATGTAGCTATTCAACGACTTGGAATTATTGCTGATTTTGAATCCAGAACAGAAAGAAACTATATACCATCAGGTAGCAGTACTGCGACAAGTGTTCCTCAAAATCACACATCAAGCATGGCTAACGGACTAGACGTAACCTTTGCCAATCCATTTTTTGTTGGAACGGCTAATTTAGGAGGTCTAAGAGTATTCAAACCTGCTATAGGAATTACTATTATGAACGCTGCTGGTGGTGAATATTTCACTATAAAAACAGATACTAACGGTGACTTCTTAGATGCAGCAGGAAATATTATAACTGGCACGGGATTTAACATAAGCATAAGAGATGCCAATAACACTCCAATTAATAAACAATTTACGTTCCAAGCTGTCGGTTATGGCAAAGGGGTGTAATATAAAGAAAAAGATTTTTAAATGACACAGGTAGGTAACAAAAATATAGATAATGCTTCAGGTAAACAGGTTAGAGAGGATATTGAAGATACTTTTAAAGCTGTAGCAACAAATAACTTTGGTGCAAGAGCATCTGGTGGTACTATTTTGCCTTGTGAATTTTTTGCAGATGATACAAGTAATAAATTATTAATAAGAGCATCTACTGGAGGAGATCAAGCCGATCCTGCCCATAGTAATGCAGCTTCATTTCACGAAGTAGGACTTTTAGATACGGATAATTTAGGTCTACTACCTTTATCAGGTGGCACAATGACAGATCAGTTTTTGGCTGATAGTGGAGGTGATGCTTCTGCACCAGCTATAGCTTTTGGTGATAGTTCAAATTCAGCTAATGATGATCTAGACACAGGATTCTATAGAGTAGGGAGTAACAGTATTGGTATTACGAATGGAGGTACTCAGTGCTTTGAGTTGAGTGGTTCTGGAATGACTATATATGGAGATACTAATTCAGCAAGAAGAATATTTTTTAGGGAGGCAACACAGAATGGTAGTCAACACATTGGATTAAAAGCACCAAATTCAATTAATACAAATTTTGAATTAACTCTTCCTAGTTCAATTACTGCTGGAGGTTTTTTACAGGTAGATGCTAGTGGTAATTTAAGTTTTCAAACCATCTCAACAAGTGCTGGTGGTCTTACAGGAAACTCACTATCCAGTAACATCGTATCTTCTAGCTTAACTTCCGTTGGTACGCTCGCATCATTAACAGTTGCAGGAACGATAACAGGTAATGGGGATATACAGGCAAATGGAAATATAAATGGAAATGGTAGTACTACTTTAAACAATATGAACGCTGGAAACTTTGCCACGTTAAATGCGGTCAATATTGTTGCCAGTGGAGGTTTTATTGGTTCGCTCAGTACAAACAGACCTCCATACTTTGCTGATGGCAACCTTCGATTTTCTGGTGTTCTTTGTAGAGCGTTTATAGCTTTTAATGGTCAAAATATGACAACAACCCATAGTGCGAATATTAGTTTATTGCAACGTATACCTAATCAAGTAACAGGGATGTACAGGATTACTTTTGCTTATCCTATGAATGATGTTAACGGAGTTACTAGAAATGATTATGGAGTTTGCTGTAGCATAGCTGGAGATGTTTATAATGTTCAAGGTTCACTAGCACATAGTCATCCTTTTGTAGACGCTCGTACTTCTACTACTGTTCAGATAAGGACTCATACGGCTGTTAACTCTGGTCAGTTAGTCAATCAAAGTCATGTAACTGTTGCTGTGTTTACTTAAAATTATATGTATATAATAAAGATAAAAAAATATGGCAAACACTGATTATTGTTTTCTTCATACAGAAGATGATGGAAGTCTTGTAATTAGCTATCCGCAAGACTGTGGAATGACTTTAGAAGAAATTAAAACTAAAGATCTTCCTAGTGATAGGCCAGTTTATACAATTAAAAGAACTGAGCTTCCTACAGATCTTAGCTTTGAAGGTGCTTGGACTTATACGGAGTAAACTATGGGATTTGGAATTGACATGACAAAAGCTAAAGAAATTCACAGGCAAAATATTCGTAGAGCAAGGTACGGATTATTTGAAGGTCTTGATATTGAGTTTCAACGTGCAATAGAAGAAAACAATAGTACAAAACAAGCTGAAGTCGCAGCAAAAAAGCAAGCTTTAAGAGATGCACCTGCTGATTCTGCTATTGATGCTGCAACTAATACAGATTCTTTGAAAGCACAATGGAAAACTGATATATTAGGACCATCACCTTATAGCTAATGGCAGTTCAACCTGGAACATACAATTTTACAGTCCAAAGGAGATCAGATCATACGATCCCTTTGGAGTTTAAAGATGGAAATAATGCTGCAATAAGTTTAATAGGATATACGGTTGTAGCACAGGTTTGGGAAGAAACACGCACCACAAAATATGCAGATTTTACAACGACTTATACCGATAGAACAGCAGGATCAGTAAGTATAGGATTAACAGATGTACAGACTGCCACCTTTACTCCAGATGTTTTAAAATATGATGTTTTATTAGTAGATGCTTCGGGCAACAAAGAATACTATTTAGAAGGTACTATATTTGTAAGTGAAGGTTACACATCAACATGACCTCTGTAAACGTTTCAACTACTAAAAATACTGTTAGTGTTAATGAACAGATTTCTTCTGTTGTAACTGTAGCTACGACAGGACCGCAAGGTCCTAAAGGTCTAGACCTTGATGAAACAGCTAAAGTTGATGGATCTGTGGTGTACTATGACCAAAGTTCTGCTAAATTTAAGGCAGATGCAACAACTACCAAACTTACTCTTGTCGATGGAGGCAACTTTTAAAAATGGCTAACACAGTACGCATAAAAAGATCTACTGGATCATCAGCACCTACAAGTCTTGCAAATGCTGAGTTAGCTTTTGCTGAAGGTAATGAGATTGGTTATATAGGTATTGGAACGGGTGGTGCTGGAGGATCAGCTACAACTATTAATAAAGCGTTTGGTAAAGGTGCATTTTTCGATAAAGATACAACAAGAACTGCAAATACAATTTTAAGTGGGCCTACATCTGGAAGTGCTGCTGCACCTACATTTAGGGCTTTAGTTGCTGATGATATTCCAAGTATTGCTCATACAAAGATAAGTGATTTTGATGCTGGTGTAAGAACAAATAGACTAGATCAAATGGCTGCACCAACAGGTTCAGTTTCATTAAATAGTCAAACAATAACTAACTTAGCTGATCCAGTAAATACACAGGATGCTGCAACTCGTGGCTTCGTTGAGGCTACTGCTCAAGGATTAGATGTAAAAGATTCTTGCGTGGCAGCTACTACAGCAAACATTACAATCGCTACTGCTCTTAATAATGGCGATACTTTAGACGGTGTTACCCTTTCAACTAACGATAGAGTTCTTGTAAAAGATCAATCAACCGCATCTCAGAATGGTATTTACGTTGTTGGAGCGTCACCAGCTAGAGCAGAAGACTTAGCTGCTGGTGCAGATGCAGCAGGAATGTTTACCTTTATAGAACAAGGAACTGTAAATGCTGACAATGGTTTTGTTTGTACCAGTAATAAGGGATCAGCCGTCACAGGAACAAATAACCTTACATATGCACAGTTTTCAGGAGCAGGTCAAATAACCACAGCAGATGGAATACAAAAGTCGGGTAATACAATTTCAGTTGATCTTAAATCAAATGGTGGTCTTGTAATTGAGTCTTCAGAAATAGCAGTAAAGCTTGATGCTAGTTCCATAACAGGAACACTTGCAGTTAGCGATGGTGGAACAGGTGCTACAAGTGCAAGTGCAGCTAGAACAGCATTAGGACTTGCGATTGGAACGGATGTCGAACCACATAGCGATAAGCTTACAGAACTTGCAACAATGGGTCAGACTACAGCAAATGCTTTAGCTGATTTAACACAAGCAGAAGTACAGATATTAGATGGTGCGACTTTATCAACTACTGAACTTAATTATGTAGATGGTGTTACTTCAGCAATCCAAACTCAGCTAGATAATAAACAGCCGTTAGATGCTGACCTCACTGCATTATCTAGCTGTCAATCTGGTGCTGCCACTGCATTAGCTTTGTTAACTTCTACAGAAGTTGCAATTTTAGACGGAGCTACTGTTACAACTGCGGAATTAAATATTCTTGATGGCGTTACTTCTACTGCTGCTGAACTAAATATCTTAGATGGAGTAACTGCTACAGCATCAGAATTAAATATTCTTGACGGTGTAACCAGTACAGCAACAGAGCTAAATATCATGGATGGTAATACATCTGCGACATCGACAACTTTAGCTGCTGCTGATCGTTTAGTTGTGAATGATGCAGGAACAATGAAACAAGTTGCCTTATCAGATCTTGTTACATTTTTAGAAGATGAAAGTGCATCTAGCTTCAATATAGATGGTGGAACTTATTAGACCATAGGAGGTAACAGCCAATGGCTAACGAAATTCGACTTAAAAGAGGTTCTGGCAGCGATCCAAGTGCTAGTGATTTAGTTACAGGTGAAGTAGCTATAAGAACTGATAATGGTAAATTATTTACAAAGAAAGACGATGGAACTGTAGCTGAAATAAGTGGTAGTGGCGGTGGTGGTGCAAATAATAACATTGATATTAATACCCTATCCTCTTCTTCTGGTACAGGTGGTGGTAGTGCATCATTTAATGGGTCAGCTTATAGATTTACCTTAAGTAGCCCACCTACATCTGCTCAAGAAGCTTTAGTTTCAGTTAATGGTGTTATACAAAAACCTAATTCAGGTACGAGCCAACCATCAGAGGGTTTTGCGATTGATGGTAATGATATTATTTTTTCTGCTGCTCCTGCTTCTGGAGCAAGTTTTTTTATTGTTACTTATGGTCGTTTAGCTGTTGGAGCTATCTCAAACAATACTGTGACTTCTGCCAAAATAGTAGACGGAACTATCGTAAATGCTGATATAAATGCAAGTGCAGCAATAGCAGCTTCAAAAATTGCTGGATTAGCAACTTCAGCTACAACTGACACTACAAACGCATCAAATATTTCTTCTGGTACGCTTGCAGCAGCTAGAATACCTACACTTAACCAAGATACAACAGGATCCGCAGCGACATTAACAACAGCAAGAACTATTGCTGGTACAAGTTTTGATGGAAGTGCAAATATTGATATTGACTACAATAATTTAACTAATAAACCAACACTTACTACTGGTCCGACAGGTCCAACAGGTCCGACAGGCCCAACAGGCCCAACAGGTCCAACTGGCCCAACGGGTAATACTGGTCCAACAGGTCCAACTGGTCCCCAAGGAAGCACAGGATCTACTGGTTCTGCTGCAAGTGTATCAGTACATAGCACGATAACTGGTTCGGCTGGTTCCAATGCCTCAGTATCTAATCTTGGATCTTCAAGTGCAGCTAGTTTTCGTTTTACAATACCTCAAGGAGCAACAGGACCCTCTGGACCCACAGGACCCACTGGTCCTACTGGCCCAGAAGGACCTCCAGGTCCTACTCCTCCATCAACTCCAGGGCCTACAGGACCTACAGGGCCTCCTGGAGCCACTGGACCTGCTGGACCACCTGGATCTACATCTTTTAATGCTAGTCAATTAAGTGGTTTAAGTATTGCTCTATCAGGTAATTATTTTGGTGCAATTATGCACACCTCTAATGCAGGTGTTATGGAATGTGGTCGTTTTATTGATTTTCACCTTTCAGATGGAGATACTTCAGACCATAGTGGAGGTAGAATAACCTCTAATTCTACTTTAATAAACTTTTCTAAAGCTTGTACCGCACCAAGTTTTACAGGAACCTCTGATCGTAATTTAAAAAACTCTATAGTTGATAGTGATTTAGGACTAGATTTTATAAATAAATTAAAACCTGTTTCTTTTAAATGGAATCAAGATGAAGAAGAATTGCAGTTAGATACAAAGACTCACTATGGTCTTATTGCACAAGATGTTGAAGATGTAATTACTGGATTAGGAAAAACACTGGATGATATATGTATTGCTGTTAGAAGTGAGGATACATTTTTAAATGGTCATACTGTGCCAATGTCTGTTGATTATTTACAATTAACAAGTGTTTTAGTAAAGGCTGTACAGGAATTGTCAGCTAAGATAGACGTATTGGAGGCTAAGTAAATGGGATTAACAAAAATAAATTCAGATGGACTACAAGACGATTCTATTGATGCTTCAAAAATTGGTGATGATGAAATAAACGGAACTCACTATGCTGCTGGTTCTATAGACACATCTGCTATAGCCAATGATGCGGTCACTAGGGATAAGGTAAATTTTGTTTCCACTTCTTCTGAACCAGCTATAGAAGCAAAAGGTGATGGCAGTTCACAAGATGGTTATTTACAACTTAACTGTTCGCAAAATAGTCATGGTGTAAAAATAAAATCTCCTCCTCATAGTGCTGGTGCAAGTTATACATTAACTCTTCCAGATGATACAGGGTCGGCCAACCAAGTTTTAAAAACTGATGGATCGGGTGGGCTTGCTTGGGTAGACAATACAGCAGGACCTACTGGTCCAACAGGACCCACAGGACCCACTGGCCCTGCTGGAAGTAATGGTACTGATGGTACTAATGGAAGTGATGGAGCAACTGGGCCTACTGGTCCAACTGGCCCTACAGGACCTACGGGACCTGCTGGTAGCAATGGAAGTGATGGAAATGATGGAGCAACTGGCCCTACAGGTCCAACAGGACCCACTGGAACTGCTGCAACTATATCTATTGGCACGGTTACTACTGGAAATGCTGGAACAAACGCAGCAGTAACAAATTCTGGTACTTCTTCAGCAGCTACTTTTAACTTTACTATTCCAAAAGGTGACACAGGACCTACTGGACCTACAGGACCTCAAGGAGCTACTGGCCCAACTGGACCTGCTGGTGCTGGTCCTTCTGGAGGTGATGGCCCACCTGGACCTACGGGTCCTACTGGACCTGCTGGACCTACTGGCCCAACTGGGCCTTCTGGTACGGGTCCAACTGGACCAACTGGACCTACTGGACCTACTGGATCAGCAGCTACTATCAGCATCCATAGCACAATAACTAATAGTGCTGGATCAAACGCTTCAGTTCAAAATTTAGGTTCATCTTCTGCTGCTAATTTTAGATTCTTTATTCCTAGAGGAAATACAGGTAGTACAGGACCAACTGGACCAACAGGACCAACTGGGCCAACAGGACCGTCAGGAGGAACAGGAAACACAGGTAGCCCTGGGCCAACAGGAAGTACAGGACCTTCAGGACCACCTGGACCATCTGGCCCATCTGGACCGTCAGGACCACCTGGACCTACAGGCCCACCTGGAGTAGGATTTCAGTCCAATAACATTACTAGCCTTAGAGGTGTTGGATCTTCTTACTTAGAAGTTGGTACAACTTATGGTGCTTTTGGTGTAACTTGGTGGCCTTCAGATGTAAATAAGAAAGAGAATATTGTTGATACTTCTTATGATGCAATCTCAGCTATAAAAGCTCTTAAATTTAGAGATTTTGATTGGAAAGCTGGCGAACCAGAAAGCGGAACAGTTCAATGTGGTTTTATTGCCCAAGAAGTTGAAACAGTTGATAGTTCGTTTGTGTTTGATGTTGCAGATGTTGAGTACATAGACGATGATGGCAATACACAAACAGCAAAAGGAACCAAGAGTATAGATTCGACTAGAGTTGTAAGTATTACAGCTAAAGCACTACAAGAAATAATTACAAAAATAGAAACTTTAGAAGCAGAAGTGGCTGCACTAAAAGCAGGTAGTTAAGCTACATTCTCGTCTTTACAGTAATACCAAGTAACTGCAACTCGTTTTTTGCCTGATATTACAGGTGTAGAGCAGTGCGTAAAACACCAATTTGACGGAAAAAATAGTGCACGACCAGCTTTAGGTCTAAAGTCTTTTTGCGGAAACATTTTGAATTGCGTAGCTCCCCCTTCAAAATCATCTTTCAAGTAAAGAACAATAGAGGTGGTACGGTGATAAAAAGAACTTCTAGGATCTGTACAGGTATCAAAATGCCAGTTATATTTTTGTTCTGATGTATATTCTAAAATTTGTATATCTTCTCTATGTGAACTCGTACCATAACCACCTATAAGAGGCCAGTTATCTAAAACAAGATCTTTTAATAAAAGATTACTTCTATATTGCAATAAAGCATTGTTTAATTTGTTATGCAATAAAACTGTAGCTGGAACATCCTCTCGCATCCAACTACCAGTACTGGATCTAACATCAGGCATTACTCTTGCATTTTGTTCTTGCCCGAAAACAGTATTTGGATTGAAGTTCAAAGTATCAACATATTTATTAATTACCTTTAATTCTTTTGCATTTAATACTGGTAAGTTTTGAATAAATTGCTTCATTAAAATAGACATTTACATTTATATTAGCTGATGTTACAGTGAGTGAAACACATTTATTAACATGGCTCGTAAAACTGATGCGGAATTAAAACAAGAAATACAAATTTTAAAAAGTAATCAAGAACAAGCTGTGGCAGTTGCTAATAATTGTCGTGACCAGATTATGCGAATTGAAGCGGTTTTGGCAGATAGATTAGAGGCAACAACCGAAAAAAAGTCTTCTGCGAAATAATAGAAAAATCTTGTAGATGCTGTGGCAAAATATTTTCTACAACAGAGCAAAGAAGAAAATATTGTTCAAATGCTTGTAAGACGAGATTTTATCGTAAAAAGTTATCTACTTAGTTTCTGTTGTCATCTGCCTTGTCATTAAACTCATAGTGACGTATAAGGGTGACAGAGCTACAATTAGTAGTAACACAAGTACGCTCGTAACTGAAAGTGCTTTAAGTATCGCAAATTTAATCATGTTTCAGAAAATTGCTAATGTTTTGAGTATTATCTCTTTTGTAATGGTAGCTTCCATGAGTGGTGGAGCGTACTTCGGTTACAAATATGTAACTTCAGAAAACTTCAAAGCTAAAGTAATGAAAGAGATTATGGGTAACGTATCTGGACTTATGCCAAAAGTATTAGATAAAGGTTTACCTGACGTAACAGGACCATCTATTCCCACTAAATCTCTCCCTAAACTCTAAGCCTTTATGAATAGCAATATTATTAAAGGAATATCAGTAGGACTTGGAACTGTCTTTGTTGCTTCCAACTTTTATACAATCAACCTTTTAAGTAAGAAACCAAATCTACCAATTTTTGATTTACCTGTTAGCAAGTATTCTACTTATGAAATTGAAGCTGATAAAGATAGTTATAGAATAAGACATAAGATGCACGATCCAAGAATTATTGCTTCTATTGAAAGTAGTAAAAAGCCAGCAGGGTTTTTAGGTGCAAGTAAGTCATATGTAACGAAAGAAAGTCAAAGGATAGCTGGTGAAAAAGATGTAAATATTCTGAATAATGGTGAGCTTACAGCAAAACAAATAGCCTGTATAAAAGAAAGGGCAAAAGGAGAGTCTACAGGAGAACTTATTGGAACGTCAGTAGCTACTGGAACAGGTTTATCTAGTTCATTAGCTAATGTTCCTATTGTCGGCTGGTTCTTATCTGGCTTTGCAACTAACACAGCAAGAAGAGAAGGCGGTAAGATAGGAGGTAATATGGCCTCTGACTTTAACGACTGTTAATTATGAATTGTTGGCACTGTAAAACAGAACTTATATGGGGTGGAGATCACAGTTTAGATGAAGAAGATTATCCACTAAGATCTGGAGAGTACAGCATGATAACTAATTTATCTTGTCCTAAATGCCATTCTTTTGTAGAGGTTTATCTTCCTAGAAATGCCTACGATTAAAGTACCTGAGATAAAAATACCAAAAATAAATATACCAGAAACACCTTTTATACCTGAAACTGTACTAATAGGTGAAAATCCTGCTTGTGATTTAACCAATAGAGATATAGAAGTATCAGAAAATCCAACTATAATTTTTCATGGCAGAAAGGCTTACGCTACTTGTCCTAATGGTCAGGCGATTGGAGGTACACAACCAATTAAAACTCAGCCAGCACCTAAAACATTTAGACCTATTATTTACGATGCTGAAGATAGTATTGAAACAGAAGGCACATATAATCAGAAAAAAGGTGTACAGACAAATTTTAATCTTAATAAAGAAGAGGAGACTGAAATAGAAGAAACACCTTGTCCACCAAAAAACGCACCATATAGAACTGGGGATTGGAGGAACGAGCTTAGATTGGAAAGGCTGGTAAAATATGAGCGTGGGCTTTTGGAGGGTTCCTGCGATGCAATCTGGGAAGAAGTACCGTTTGTTGACCAGTACATACCGACAGCTAGTGTTGTTGTATCTACTGCTGTTA